CAGGCTCTACTATACGGTTACACGTATTTCGTCAACGGATGTTGACCTGGAATTCGAAAAACTTCCGGCACAGTTTATGATCGATTACTGCGGATATGTGCGCGCAACAACGGGCGGCCTTATCAAGACGGCTAACAAAAAACGTAAGAGATTTGCTTTCGGATTCATGAACGAGACCGATGAAAACGGTGAATACCACGTGCTTCCGATCTGCCAGGTAACGGAGAACAATCCGACTTCTTATGAAACAGATAAGAACGGCAGCGTTACTTTTGCGCATGCTACGTTAAAAATTAAGGTAACACCTGTCCGCATCGGAAAATACGATGTGATCATGGACGATATCCCGGAAGAAGATTCCAGATATGAAAATATGTGGTCATCCGCATACGCTCTTCCGACGATCGCAACGGGACAGTAATCTTTATCGGAGGAAATACTGAATGTCTTTTAAAGTAATTGTAATCGAAGGAAAACCGATTCCTTTTAAATGCGACGGGAGTACCGCTGTAAAGTATTCCCGTTTTTTTAATAGAAATTTATTTTCTGATTTTATGGAGCTTTCGAAATCACAGGAAAAGGTCGTAAATTCAAACGCTGTTGAAAATATTGCCTGGGTCATGGCAAAAACGGCGGATAAGGATATCCCGGATTTCGAGGAATGGCTTTCTCAATTTTCAAGTCCGATGGTGCTTTACAACAAGGCTCCGGATATCTTGAGCACTTTTGATGAAAGCTTCAAGACAACGAAGGTTCCTAAAAAAAAATCAAAGAAGAAAAGAAGGAAGAATACTCGGACATAAACGATCTGATCCTTGCTGGATTAAAATTAGGCCTTTCATGGTCCGAAATGATGGAGATGGATATCGGTATGATCTTCGATGTGATCATAACATTCAATAACGTTATGGAAGATATCGAAGAAAAGAATGCTGTAACCGGATCCGAAAATGTCCGGAAAGCGCGTCCGGGCGAATCGGTCCGCACGATCTTTGGAGGTTAGGATGGATAAAAAAGTAAAGGGATTGACAGTTGAGATTGGCGGCGATACCGTCAAGCTGCAAAGCGCTTTAAAGGATACCGAAAAATCTATAAAAAGTGTTGAATCAAATTTAAAGTCTGTCAATCAGATGCTTAAATTTGATCCAACCAATACCGATCTATTGCGGCAGAAGCAGCAGCTGCTTGGTGATGCCGTAAAGGAAAATGAAGAAAAGCTCAAGGTGCTGAGAAAAGCACAGCAGGACCTTGTTAATTCCGGTGTTCCGGAAACATCTTCCGAATATATTGCGCTGCAGCAGGAGATCCAGCGGACGGAGACCCACACGGAGAACCTGAAGAAGCAGATGAGCAAGCTTCCGGCAGAGGTCCAGGCCATGAGCGCCGAATTGGAAAAAGCCGGAAAGAAAATGGAAGAGGTGGGTACATCTCTTACCAAAAATGTTACCGCGCCGATCGTAGCGCTGGGAACTGCTTCCGTCGTTGCATTCAACGACCTGGATCAGTCGATGGATCTTGTCGTGAAGAAGACCGGTGCAACCGGAGACCAACTGGAAGAGCTGCAGGATATCGTTAAGGATATCGGTTCCAGGGTCCCTTCTTCTTTCGACAACATTGCGCTTGCGGTTGGTGAAGTAAACACACGCTTCCAGCTGACAGGCGACGAGCTCAACGAACTATCCGAACAGTTCGTTAAATTTGCTGATCTGAACAATACGGATGTAACTACATCCGTAGACAATGTGCAGAAATCTCTTACTGCATTCGGATTATCCACCGATGATGCATCACATCTGCTGGATGTGATGAACAAGGTCGGACAGGATACCGGCATATCCATGGATACGCTGACAAACGGTCTGATCCAGAATGCAACAGCATTCCAGGAAATGGGATTGAACATTGACCAGGCTGTCATCTTCATGTCGCAGATAGAAAAGTCCGGCGCAAATACCGAAACGGTAATAAGCGGACTGCGTAAGGCCCTGAAGAATGCAACAGCGGACGGAAAGGATATGAATACGTCCCTCCAGGAGCTGGAGGATGCCATCCTAAACGGTGCCGACGGAGTTGACGGATTAACGAAATCCTACGAGATATTCGGAAACAATGCCGGTCCGCAGGTATATAACGCAATCAAGAACGGAACATTAAGTTTTGAAGATCTTGCCAATATGGCAATCGAGGCGGACGGCTCTGTTACGAATACTTTCAACGATACGATGAAGGGATCCGAGCAGTTCGAGCTTGCTATGCAGAATGTGCAGCTTGCGGGCGCCGAGCTTGGTGAAGAGATCATGGAGACTCTTGCACCGTTCCTTGAAAAGCTCTGTGAAGTGATAAAGGGAGTTACCGAATGGTTCAGCGGTCTTGACGATGGTCAGAAACGTATCATTCTGACAATACTTGCCGTCGTGGCTGCAATAGGCCCAGCGCTTGTAGCTTTCGGAAAAGTGGCAACCGGCATTTCAAGCATCATGAAAACGGCGGATATGCTGAGCAAGGTCATAGACGTTGGAATGCTTGGTCCGGCGGGAATCATCATGCTGGTGATTGGTGCGCTTGTTCTTTTATATACAAAATGTGAATGGTTTAGAGATGCTGTCAATGCCGTCGTTGATGCTGTTGTGAAATTTTTCAAGGATTCCATGGACTGGGTGATTAATTTCTTCACTAAAACACTGCCGGATACATTTAACAGTGTGATCCAGTTTATCCAGGATAACTGGCAGGGATTGCTTCTTCTGCTTGTGAATCCGTTTGTGGGTGCTTTCAAACTGGTATACGACAATTCGGAGGAATTCCGGAAGTTCATTGACAACCTTGTTCAGTCGGTAATCAACTTCTTTACCGAATTACCGGATAAAGCGTTGACGTGGGGCAAGGATATGATCGACAATTTCGTTCAGGGCATCACTTCAAAGCTTTCCAAACTTTGGGATTCTGTGAAGGATATCGGAAAGGGAATCGCTGATTTCCTTGGATTCTCCGTACCGAAGGAAGGTCCTTTATCAGATGCTGATAAATGGATGCCTGATATGATCGATCTGATGACTTCCGGCATCGAGAATTCGAAGCAGAAACTGGTTGATGCTGTGAGCTCCTTATCCAGCGATATGAGCGCTCCGGTCATCAATTCGGAGATCAGCCGGACATTGACGGCTTCCAATAACATTGCCCTGGATGTGTCTATGATTGCAAATCTTGATGGCAGACAGATCGCGGATTCTGTGGAGAACCGCATTACAAAGAAAATTCAATCAAGAAATGCGTTTAAAGGAGCGTGATAGATATGTATTGGTTCAGCCTTGATAATGAGCGCTGCGATCGCAACGGTATTATCGTGAACAAACGGTCATCTGAGAGAGCTCCGGCAATGAAATATTCAAGGGCCTCGTCTAACTATTTAGACGGGGCCTTTTTTACGAATTACGGGACTTTCGAGACCGTAGAAAAAAGCTTTGAATGTAATTTTGTCGAGGAAAACCCGGACAAATGGCATGAGCACTGGAGATATGTAAAGCGCTGGCTTCTCCGGGACCACGACAAGATCCGGTATTCCGATGACAGCGGGGTATTCCGGAAAGTGCTGCATACTTCCATTTCTGAAAATGAAAGGGAGATCGAGGAAACAGGCAATTTCACAATTACATTCATTTTGTCACCTTACGAATATTACGATAAAGGTTTGATCCGACATTCCGTGCAGGACTGCGGATACAATATATACTCTTTATCGCATCCGGTTTATATACTTACCGGAAATAATCCGGTATTGACCGTCAACGGCAGCGAATTCAGAGTGTTCAGGAACGGTACTACTTACGTAGACACAGATCTAATGCTATGCTACGACGAGAATAAGAACAAGGTCCAGTCTTCCGGATACTTTGAAGATTTGTATCTGATCGAAGGTGTGAACGATATTTCCGTAAATACCGGAACGATATCGATCATTCCGAACTGGAGGTCCATCTGATGGTGCAGATCTACCCATGGAATGACAGGAACTTTACATCCAACGGTACACCGATGGACTGCCTAACGCTTGAATTCCGTGCATCGATAAACGGAACATGGACGATCGAGGGAAGGGTATCGGACAAAGACAAGGAAAAGATATCCGATCAGGCCGTTATTAAAGCCTATACTCCGGACGGGTATCAGCTGTTCCGGATCCGTCAGATCGATAAATCTGACTATGATTGTTCCTTTGTGGCATGGCCTATTGCGATGGACCTTGCGAACATCGTCATCCGGGACCGCAGACCAACCGATACCACCGGACAGGGCGCAATCGATGCCTTGCTGCAGGGTACCGACTTTACCGGACATTCCGATATAAGCACTATATCGACCGCTTACTGGCAGATGATGAATATCATCGAATGCATAAACGGTGATATTGATCAATCTTTTATCAATCGCTGGGGCGGTGAAATTTCATTTAACAATTTTGACGTTTACATCAACAGCAGGATTGGCGCCGACAATGGTATGCGTGTGCAGATGGGTTTCAACCTTAATGAAATAAGAGAAAGCATTGATTCAGGCAGCATTATAACCCGCATGATTCCGAAAGCTTTCAACGGCCGCTTTATGACAAATAAAGGTTATGTGAACAGTCCTTTATATTTGAATTATCCGGAGATATATGAAAAGGTTGTTGAATTTCCTAACATCAAGCTGCAGGAAGACGCACAGGATGAGGATTTTGACGACAGCAACATTGTTATATGTGCCGACCAGGATGAAATGGATGCGGTGCTGAGGGAAAAGGCTCTACAATACTTTAGTGAGACAGAGTGTGACAAACCTGTTATCAATTACAGCTGCAATATCATAGATCTTGCAAAAACGAAGAAATACAGAGATTTTTCCAAACTTGTGAAACTTAATTTGGGAGATACAGTTCATGTATATCACCGAGGTTTGAATATAAATCATACAGCACGTGTTATATCGATTACATATGACTGTCTGACTAGGCGCTATACAGAACTTGAAATAGGGCAGTTTCAACCTACCTGTTTTGAAAAACAGGCAGATCTTCAGAGAACGCTGGAAAAGGTCGTTGATACTGATACCGGTTCTGTTATGGCAGCAACGATAAAGGGCGTTATAAATTTGATGGATACGCAACTTATAGCTCAGAAAGACGTAGCTTCAAGATCCAATGTTCGGGCAATATTGTTTGAAGATCTAGACGAATCATCAGAAACATTTGGAGCGCTGTGTATTGGTACCCAGGGCATCCAGATATCTCATAAACGTGAGAATAACGAATGGCAGTGGGGTACAGCTATTAACTTTGAAGCAATAAATGCTGACTATATCATTACCGGCGTTTTATCGGATAGATCCGGAAACTTCTATCTAAATATGGCAACCGGTGAGCTTGTCATGGGTGACGGTTTATTCCGGGGGAATATCTCAACCGAAAAGAACGCCAAAGTAGGACGCTGGCTTTATCTGGATTACGATGGCAATATCGACCAATCGACATTTGCTAATTACAGTCGAATAACTTTGGGACACGAACAAACCACTGAACCGATGCCTTTTATTGGTCTAGCCAAAAATGCCAGAACCGGCACCGAGTCCATTGTAATGGCTACATCAGACGGCCAGAGCGGTCCGATGGTGGCGGTCATCGACAACGGTACTCCTACGGTCGTGATGCAGAACCAAATAAACGGCACTGCAGTCGGAATTGTTGATGATCAGGTCCAAATTAACAATGCTGATGCGGTATTTATCAATACTGCTGATTTAGTTATCAATGGCAAAACAGGATTAACTGGAACTTTTTCTAACGTCACGGGATTTAAAGTACAGAATGGTTTGGTCTATTCCGTGACTGGACAGAGGGAGGCATAATGGAACAGAGCAAATTTGACAGACTGATGGAGAATACAAAAGTATTTACCGACGTCAATCCACATTTCATTACTTCTCTCACTTGTGACCAAGCCATACAGTACGAGTCCAGAGTCATAAGCTTAATGAACTGGAACGGCTGCGAAAAAGAAAAAGACAAGCTTGGCAGACTTGTTGAAGCATTGAAAGAGTATCCCTCTGACTTTCCATTCGGGGATGCTCTTTTAATTTATCGCTTAGGTGGTGGTGACGCATGAGAGCCGGTCAAACCATGGTCGCAAATGACGGCCATGAAGTGGCGCTCTTTCCGATGGAAATGATGTACGTTTGGCAGGGATGGGGACCTAGCACATGGACCCACTGCTGTTCGTACAGTCTCGACCTCACCAGTGGACCGTCACCGGTAACCACGCCTGTGTATGCTCCTTGTAAGTGTCAGCTTGTTGCAGCGACTAATCTGGCGCTTCAATGGCAGTCTGTCGACCCTGTATGGACACCTTCGGGACTTAAATACTTATCCTGGACCACGGTCCATCACGATATACAAGCGCATTCTGTAGGTTCCATTGTTAACCAGGGGCAGCTGA